CTAAACAACAAAAAAGCATTGAACAAATACAATACGAACACGTAATGAAACAAATGGAGATGAACAAATGATACTATCAAACGGACATAGCACCGCATACTTAGACCAATACAAGAACGGAGAAATATCTTTAGGCTTAGGTATAGGATGCGCACTAGATGAATACATACGATTTAAACGTAAACAATTAAACATAGTTCTAGGACATGATAACGTAGGTAAGTCTTATTGGATGGAATGGTACTTTTTAGCTTTGGCTACAAATCATGGTTTAAAGTTTACTATTTGGATGGGGGAAAATTCAAGCGGTCAAGTAATGCGAGATTTAATACAAATGTATTCGGGTAAGCAGTTCAAAGATTTGTCATTTAAAGAACTGAGAGCGCATGAAAAAACGATTGAATACTATTTTAAGTTTGTAGATAATTCAAATATGTACAAGCCGAAAGATATGTTAGATATAATCGGTTCGACTGATTGCGATGTAGGATTCATTGACCCGTTCACAGGACTTGATAGAGGTATGCAACATTCGGATAATTACGAATTTCTAAATCAAACTAGACAATTTTGTAATCAACTAAATAAAACTTTGTACATTAGCACGCATCCAAATAGTGAATCTGGAAGGAGTGGAATGTTATATCCTCAAGAACATCAATGGTTTGGACACTTAAAGCCACCATTGAAAGCACACATTGAAGGAGGTAAACCGTTTTTGAATCGTTGCGATGATATGTTAGTGATACACCGACTAGTTAAACACCCAGACATGAAGTATCAAACTATGATAGACATAGAAAAAATTAAGGACAGAGATACGGGAGGTCAGCAAACGGAACTAGGTATGCCGTTACTATTTGAATTTAACAACGGCTTAGGCTTTAAGATTGGAGGAATAGACCCTATAAAAAGACGAGGTAACAATCCTTTAAGTGAACCGCAAAAACAATTTTACTCAGCACTAGAAGCAAACAAAGAATTTGACGATGGGCTACCATTTTAAAAAATAAAGATTATGAAAGTAACAGATAAAATAACAATCACAAACGAGTGCAACATGGAACTTATGAAGCGTTATCCTGATAATTATTTTGATTTGGCGATTGTTGACCCGCCATACGGTATTGATATAAATTCAAGCGGACGTTTGGGACATTATGGAGGCAAAGGTAAAACGTGGGATTCTAATATTCCTGAAGAAAAATATTTCAAAGAACTGTTTAGGGTTTCAAAAAATCAAATTATATGGGGAGGTAATTATTTTAATTTAGCACCAACTAGATGTTTTTTAATTTGGGATAAACAACAACCTGAAAATGTAAGTTTTGCAAGTTGTGAGTTTGCGTGGACATCTTTTAATGAATCAGCTAAAACATTTTATAAAAGACCTCAAAACGCAGATAATGAAAGAATACACCCAACTCAGAAACCAGTTGATTTGTATAAATGGCTGCTTGACAAATACGCAAAAGACGGAGATAAAATACTAGACACTCATCTAGGAAGTGGAAGTATTGCGATTGCGTGCCACGATTACGGCTTTGAGTTGACTGCGTGTGAGTTAGACGCTGAATATTACGATAAAGCAATAGAGCGTATAAAAAATCACGTTTCACAATTAACAATGTTCTAAGATGAAACATAAAAGCACCGCATTAAGTTTAACACTAGCACGAATCAATATCGGATTAGTAATTAACAAACTTATCGTAAGACAAAAACATCACCTGACAAGCGATAAACAGAAGCAAGGTATACAAGTAATGCTACAGGACTTAGAAGTCTCGTTACAAGTCTTAAAAAGCGTGTCTAAAGAGAACGAGGATATGTATAGATTAAACTATTCTTTGCATATTGAGAACATGAAGCTAAAAAAAGAGTTATATGAAGCAACCAAAACAGAAGAAAATTTAGAGATATGAGCCAAAAAAGAAAAATGCCTTCAATTAGTTCAATAGTATATTATTGGAATAAAGAATATAGTGATGATTTAGATTCGTCTTTTTGTTGGGGTTGTGGTTTTAATGTTAATCATTTAGAAAGAGCTCATTTATTAGCAAAGGCAAACGGAGGAAGTGATGATTCAGATAATCTCGTTTTATTATGTAAGTTTTGTCATTCACACGTACAAGAAAATTTTACATTTACACAATCACAATCTGATAAGGTAAGAAGTATGATTTTAGATGGAATGCCTTTTTTTAAAATAAAAGTTGCTCATTATATTTCTAAGGTTAAAACAGGATTGTATGATGATATGATTGATTCTATTGGAATAGATAAAGATGAATTTGAGTACTTTAAGAATAACGTCAAAATAAAGATATGAAGAAATGCAAGAACTGTAAGCAACCATTCACACCTATCCGTTCAACGCTTGAGAAATACTGTAAAGAATCTGAATGTGTTCGTGTTTGGGTAGCGATTGAAAAAGAAAAGGCTTGGAAAAAGACGAAAGCAGTAAAAAAAGAGGAGTTGATGAGCCTATCCGACCATTTGAAACTAACTCAAGCAATAGTAAATAAGTGGATAAGGCTACGAGATAAAGACGAACTATGTATATCATGTGGCAAACATATCAACGGAGTAGAACACGCTTCACATTATTTAAGTAGTGGAGGTCATTCTAACCTACGATTTCACGAAGACAATATTTGGAAGTCATGCTATAAGTGTAATGTCATGCTTTCTAGTAACGCTATTGAATACCGTAAACGACTAATTAAAAAGATAGGAATAGAAAAAGTTGAATGGTTAGAAGAAAACGGAAGTATAGTAAAACGCTGGACTATCGAAGAGTTAAAAGAAATTCAAGAAAAATATAAACAAAAAATAAAAGAGCATGAAGGAATTAGAAGAAGTATGGAGTAAAGTTCCTGACGCATTAAAAGAATCTGATTTATATTGTTTTTATGTAAGTAATAGTTATAAAAATGTGCCTAAAACGTATAATTCAAAAAAAGTTATTGTAATTTACATATTGCAAAAAGATTGCGTTTATTATGCGCCAAAAATGTTTGAATAAATTAAAAAACAAAAAATAAAATAACATGGATTTTATACTAGGATTAATATCAGGAATTACAGTTACATTAGGAATATCTGTAGGATTATTCAAAGAGTTTAAGAAAGCACTAAAAGACTTTGACACATGGAAAGAATGGAAAAACAAACAGCAGTAAGTTGGTTAGAAGAAGAGCTTAAATTAATTCTAAAGAAAGTAATTTTAGAAGGAAACTCTAAATTAATAGAAAGTTTATTTGAGCAAGCCAAAGAAATGGAGGAAGAACAGCACGGTAATACTTGGGATGAGGCAATAGATGAAGATTCAAGGTACAATATATTTGAACAATACTACAACGAAACATTTAAATCAGAATAAGATGAAAACACGAATAAAATATTTAATTCAGCGAGATTGGATAGAACGAATGCGAGTAAAAAAGTATAGTAGTAGAGATTGGTATGAATTTAATTTGTACAGACTATGGTGTCAAAACAACGAGGAAGGAGATTAAAATTTGGTTGATTAGAATTTAATTGTATATTTGACTAAAATTTAATCATGGAATTACTCTTACTCGTATCTTTTGCTTGGTGGTTTACGAACTTCGAACCGCTTCAAACTGCATTCGATTACATATTTACAAGGTTACCGATTAATCGCTACACAGTGATAGTTCATACTTCACTTGGATGCATTAAGTGCGTTGCCTTTTGGTCTTCATTAGTTATTAGTGGAGACTTTTTTATTGCTACTCTATCCTCATTAACCGCTTATCTTTTAAAATTATGTTTGGACAAGATGAACTAGAATACATCGAAAGCCTAAAGACTGCTAACGAATCAACACGTACGGCAAAAGTTACGTTAAACAGGCTCAAGGCTATAAAAACACGAATTACAAACGAAGTAGACAAAGAATGCTTCTGCTCAAGTGTGCGCAGAAAAATATGGTACAAGAACTTCATTGAATGGTATGAAAGCACTACTAGATAACTATATCCAACATAACTACAAAGAGGTAAATAGATACGCTAACTACTTCTTGCATCGTTTAAAGTCAAAACTAGACGCTGACACAGTTATAAATAACGCATATCTACGAACACTTCAATACAAAGGGGTAATAGTCGAACAGTACGAAGCCAAAGCATTGTTATTTGAATCCATTAAAGCGGAAGTACTTTGGAATAGCGAGAGCAAAAAGGAGATTATCAACTCAGTAGAAAGTGATTACATTCCAGAGGTAGAAGATACTGACCTTGCCGAGAAGATTCTGCTTGAACTACGCTACAACGAACAAAAGAACATAGTTGAAATATACCGCAGTCAAATCAATGACAGAGTAAAGCTATACTTTTTCCAAGCCTACTACGATAAAGGTATTTGCACCACGAGGAAAATAGCGGAACACTTCAATATATCTACGGCTTCGGCTCATTTGTTGATTGTAGAAATGAAAGAGGATATTAGAAGGTTTGAAAACACGAGTAAACTAAACGCATTATAACTATGAGTAAGTACATTTTAACGATAGCCTATATTCTGTTTTTGGGATATGCAATGGGATTAATTTATGACTACGAAAACACGAATAAAATACTAGGTATAGGAATTATCACTTACTTAGTAGGTTCACTTATAAACCAATTTGAAGAGCATGAAGATTAAACAACAATGGAAAGGTAAAACACTAGTAAGTTACGATCCAATACTAGGAGAGCGCAGAATCGAAGTAGATAAGATTCAACCAAAGAATGAGAAGCGTATAAGAAAAATGGGATACGATTATATCTTTGACGATGAAGTAGAGATTAAACCGATCGCATTCGAGGGAATAGAACAACCGATAGTAAAGAAACCTAGAAAAAAACGAACTCCAACAAAATGAACAATAGCTACCAAATTATAGCAATTCTTATTAGAACGGTAGAAGATTACATACTACAAAAGAAAAACGTAAAGGTAAAGATAGACCCTATACAGATAATAACAAACCAAGACCAACTAAACAAGTTAATAGACGCTTATAACTACATAGAAAATGGGAAAGCATAAAACAATAGAGACACCCGAACAAATGTGGGAACTCTTCGAAGCATACAAGAAGACAGTAGCAAAGAACCCAATCTTAATACAGGACTATGTAGGTAAGGATGGACAAATGGTTTATAGAGAAAGACAACGACCTCTAACGATGGAAGGCTTCTATAATTACTGTGAAGATAATCTTTGTTGCTCACATCAATACTTTGAAAATAGAGATAATAGATATAACGATTATGTGGGTGTCTGCTCGCGTATTAAGAGGTCAATTCGTCAAGACCAAATAGAGGGTGGCATGGCATCAATTTACAATCCAAGCATCACACAACGACTAAACAACCTAACCGAAAAAACGGATGTAACAAGTAACGGTAAAGAGTTAAACGAAATTAAGATAACGATAGTAGGTGGAGATTCAAGTAACGAAAATATTTGATAAGAACTTCAAGGCTCTAAACTCAGATAAGCGCTTTATAATAAATCAAGGTGGCTCTAGGTCAAGTAAAACCTATTCACTTTGTCAGCTTATTATCGTTTGGTGCTTGCAGAATCCGAATAAGGTAGTATCAATTGTGCGTAAGACATTCCCAGCTTTACGTGCTACTGTTATGCGTGACTTCTTCGAGGTGCTTAAAGACTTGGAACTATACGAGAAAGCAAGCCATAACATGAGCGAGAACATATACCGATTTGATAACGGTAGTATCGTTGAGTTCTTCTCAGTAGATGACGAGCAAAAGATACGAGGTCGCAAACGAGATATCGGATGGTGTAACGAAGCAAACGAGTTATGGTTTGATGACTTTCAGCAGTTGAACATGAGAACGGAGTCTAAACTAATATTTGACTATAACCCCTCAGAAAGTAGCGGATGGCTATATGAACTACCCGAAGCCGAAAGCGTCTTAATCAAGTCAACCTATAAAGACAATCCTTTTCTTCCCGAATCAATCAAGCGACAAATAGAAGACCTTAAACGAACAGATGAGGCGTTATATCAAATCTATGCGCTAGGAGAGAAGGCAGTAAGTAAGTCTAACATATACACGAATTGGACATTTGTACAACACCGCCCTTCCAAGTTCACGCAGTACGTTTACGGGCTTGACTTTGGATTTAACCACCCTACCGCATTGATTAGAGTTTATTGGCATGAGAAAGACATCTACATCGAACCCGTAGTTTATGAATCATACTTAACTACTAGCGACTTAATAGAACGATTTAACAGTCTAGGCATTGATAAGAGTATTGATATACTAGCGGATTACTCAAGACCCGAAATTATAGCCGAAATGCAAATAGCTGGGTACAACGTCAACAACGCAAACAAGGTAGTGAAGAAAGGAATCGACAACGTAAAGACGTTTGGTGTAATGTGTCAAGATGACCCACGCATGAAGCGAGAGTACGATAACTACAAATGGAAAAAGATAGGCGACACAATAACGGATGAACCTGTAAAGCTATTCGATGACGCTATGGATGCTATACGATACGCAACTACGTTTATCAAGGAGATGTACTTTAGTGATGATGGCTACATAGCCTTCTAAACATTGACGAGAATTTAATCATTATAGATATGGCAATTACAATCGAAGCACAACCACCAAGAATGACTGCGGGATATAACCCCGTAATGTATTACCTTAGTTCAAACAATGTTAATCAGTTAGGCTTTCGTTACATCGTTGAGGTGTACGTAGCGGGAACGAGTACCAAGCTATTTGAGAAGAGATACGCTCCAAGACCGATTGATGGCTTTGCAGAAATTAACATCTCAAGAGACGTACAAAGTTACCTTAGTGCAAACGAACCTTTTGATGTCAGTTCACAGAATGCTACTAACCACTATTTAAAATATGACATTAAGTTTGGGGAAGAGTATCGTGTCGCTTGGTCATTTACCGACTTCATTTTTAATGCAGGTCAAACGGGCTTTTGGCAAGTACCGAATGTTACACCTCATCCTTTTGTAGTGGGCGACCAAATCAGCGTTGTATTAGATTCTCCTCCTGGAGATTTCAGAGATGCGCTTGAGGGTCAGTTCTCAGTCATTGCAGTACCGAGTGCTTATTGGATAACAACGTCTTTACCTTGGATTGGTAGCGGTTTGGCTTTGTCGGGTAAGATATACTACTCAGATAATCGTAGGTCAAGATTCCCTAACCTAACAAGACTTAACAATCAAATAGTATTCAATGGTGCTTTAGATATCCAAGCGTTTAAGAATTGGAACTTTAGTAACTACTCTTTAGATGGAGATGGTTTGTTTTTAAGTAACCAACCTAACGACTTCAAGATAACACCTAGCCAAGATTTATTCCCTACGTTCTTCAATGACTTTAGCACTGCAACGAAGCGGATATACTTTGAGACTGATAGTGGCGATATCGGTTATAAAACTGTATCGGTAGGCTCGACTGTTGGACTTACACAAGTTAACGCTGGTACAAATGGTATGGCTGCTTTAACGATGGTCGTTGGTACTTTACCTTTGATTGAAGATACTACCGTATGGTATGAGTATTGGATAGCTGATACAAGTGGAACACAACTAACTGAGAAGGTACGCGTGTACATGAATCGCACTTGTTCAATTGAAGATTACGAGGTATTGTTCTTGGATAGACTAGGCTCTTTCAGTTCGTATGCGTTTCAATTACGTTCTACTGAAAAGGGAATAGTTCAACGAATGAACTACAATAAGAAATTTGGAGATGTCAACACAACGACAAACACGTTCAACTTTAATACTTGGGATAGCGGTCGCACTACTTACCATGTAGACTTAAGCAAAGACTTTACCCTAAACACTAACTGGTTAACGGATGCTGAAAGCGTTTACTTTGAGGAGTTGCTGACTAGCGGTTACACGTTTGTTAAAATTGATGGGCAGTACTTTGCGTGTCAGGTTCAAGAAACTAGCTTCGAGGTACAACGTCAGAAGAACAAGAATTTGATTAGAAAAACAATAACGGTTAAATTATCAGTTGATACACCAATAAACGTATGACATTAACACGAATCAATTTACTAGGGATAGATAACTATTTGGAGGTATCGGAAGATGTAGTAGTACCTATCAACTTTTCAATAGCTGACATTCGAGACGTACAAGCAAAGAGCGGTAGTTATTCTAAGTCAATCAAGATAATAGGCACGAAGCATAATAACGAAGTTCTAAATCACTTATTCGATGTTAATGCTGTAAGTTTAACCTATAACTTAAACGTTAAG